GGCGTTTCGCACCACGCGGGAAGCGGGTGACGAAGAATGACAACCATTCATCCGGAGATGCTGAAACAGCTCAAAGAGTATTACACACCCGGCACTCGGGTGATGCTGATTCGCATGAGTGATCCTTACACCAACTTGCGACAGGGTGACAGAGGGACGGTCGCCTTGGTCGACGATATCGGAACGATCCATGTGAATTGGGATTGCGGCAGTACACTCGGTGTCGTATTTGACGAAGATGAGTGTCGGAGGTTAGAGGAAAATGAGTAATCGATTGTATGCCGCCTATGGCGTCGGCCTCAACCGTACGGAAATGGCGAAGCATTGCCCTACTGCAAAGCTACTCGGAATGTCAGAGCTAAAAAATTACAAACTTGCGTTTCGCGGCGGCAATGCTTGCGCGGTTGCAACGATCGAAAAGACGAAGGGTTTCAGTGTTCCCGCACTTCTTTGGGAAGTACCCTTGCAGGACGAAGCTGCGCTCGACCGCTGGATCGGGGTGCCAGATTTATACCGAAAGGATACGGTAAAGGTACGCTTGAATGGTGCTGCGATGGATGCTTTTGTATACAGCCTGATTGGCAATAAGCCGCCGAACAAGCCGAGCGCTTTCTATTACAGTACTCTTCTAGAAGGGTACAGAGCGGCGGGGTTTGATGCAGAGATTCTGAAAGCGGCGGTACAGGATGGCGATCAGGGCGCATCGAGCGCATAGATCGTCGCAACGCCGCGTCGCGCAACGTCGCCGCCACTGATGCGTTTATGAAACGGATTGGGCGGTTGCCCCAAGTACGGTTGAGAAGCAAACCAAAGCGAACACGGAGGCTCACGCGGGCTTCCGTGTTTTGTTATCAACTCGCAACACAGATGATTTCCTTTCCCATGACTATTACAGAAAATGTCGTGGATTTATTACAGAATTCACTTGCTATTGAACGCCCGTAGAGTGATAGATACACATGCCGAAAGGCAAACAACAAAGCACGGAGGGCAAAGCAATGTGGATCAAAGGGACGATTGACGGGTACAGCTTTTACATCAAGCAATACGACGAAGGCTCAGAGTACGGAATCTCAGGCGGGCGGATTTCGAAGCTTGAGATTTGGAAAGACGGACAACTTTTCGTACAGTACGACAGGGGCTGGTCAAAAAAACCGAGCGGCGCGCAGGTGAAGGCGGTTTACGAGCAGATCCTGAGAGAATACAACTAAATCGCACAGGCTACCACATGAGCTTCCTGAAGGGAGGCTCTTTTTTATGCCTGCTGGTTTGAAAGAGGCGTCCGTGATTAGGAAGCTGAAGAAGTACACGCCGACTCCGTTCAAAGCGAAGGACTCGGTGTATGACAAACAGGCGGCGGATAAAGCAGTCGCTTTCATTGAGTGTCTTGCGCACACAAAGGGTACATGGGCGGGGAAGCCGTTNNGGGAAGCCGTTTCTCCTCATCGACTGGCAGGAACAGATCATCCGCGATGTGTTTGGGACCTTGAAACCAAGTGGATATCGCCAGTTCAACACCGCGTATATCGAAATACCAAAAAAGAATGGAAAAAGTGAGCTTGCCGCCGCGATCGCGCTGCTCCTGACCTGCGGTGACAACGAAGAGCGCGCAGAAGTGTACGGGTGCGCAGCCGATCGCCAGCAGGCTTCGATTGTGTTCGAAGTCGCCAAGGACATGGTGACTATGTGCCCCGCGCTGGCGAAGCGGGTGAAGATCCTCGCGTCGCAGAAACGGATAGTGTATCTGCCGACAGGGAGCTATTATCAGGTGCTCAGCGCGGACGTTGCCAACAAACACGGCTTCAATACGCATGGTGTGATCTTTGATGAACTGCACACACAACCGAATCGCAAACTCTTTGACGTAATGACTAAGGGCAGCGGTGACGCGCGCATGCAGCCTCTGTACTTCCTGATCACCACCGCAGGCGACAATACCAACTCCATCTGCTGGGAAGTGCATTCGAAAGCAAAGGATATTCTTGACGGCAGGAAGACAGACGCGACATTCTACCCTGTGATCTACGGCACGGAAGAGAATGATTCCTGGACTGACCCGAAGGTGTGGAAGAAAGCGAATCCTTCTCTCGGAATCACGGTGGGCATCGACAAAGTGAAAGCCGCTTGTGATAGCGCGCAGCAGAACCCCGCCGAGGAGAATGCCTTTCGTCAACTCCGGTTGAACCAGTGGGTAAAGCAGGCAATCCGTTGGATGTCGATGGACGTATGGGATAAATGTGCGTTCCCGGTTGATCTGAAAGCGCTGGAGGGTCGCGTTTGCTATGGCGGCCTTGATCTTTCATCCAGCACAGATATCACGGCATTCGTTCTTGTATTTACGCCGCTGGATGAAGATGATAAATATTTTATCCTGCCGTTCTTCTGGGTCCCCGAGGACAACATCGATCTGCGCGTTCGGCGCGACCATGTGAACTACGACCTTTGGCAGAAGCAGGGATTACTGCTGACCACAGAGGGGAACGTCGTACATTACGGGTTTATCGAAACGTTCATCGAGCAGCTCGGTTTGAAGTACAACATTCGCGAGATCGCCTTCGATCGTTGGGGTGCGGTGCAGATGGTGCAGAACCTTGAGGGCATGGGGTTCACGGTCGTTCCCTTTGGGCAGGGATTCAAGGACATGTCTCCGCCAACGAAAGAGCTCATGAAGCTGACGCTGGAACAGCGGATCGCGCATTGTGGTCAGCCGGTTCTGCGCTGGATGATGGACAACATCTATATCCGCACCGATCCGGCGGGGAATATCAAACCGGACAAAGAAAAAAGCACCGAGAAAATCGACGGTGCTGTGGCAACAATCATGGCTCTAGATCGGGCACTGCGGAACGGTGGCGGGGCAGATGAAAGCGTGTATGACACACGAGGGTTGCTACTGATATAGACGTTACGACAAAATAAAGGCGACGTCACCGAAGTGACGCCACCTTTACAAAAGCGGAAAGCTTTTTGATTACAAACAAAGTAAATCACATTTACGATAGGTTGTCAACTAATTTTTGCAGATATTTTATTGATGTTGACAGTAATTGGTTGCCGTCAAAATAGTCTATATGCTTTACTAAGCGGTTTGTCGTGAAGTCTCGGAGTTCGGTAATACCATTTCGAAAGACGTTTGGAGAAATGACTTTGCTATACATATACATTAAGCAAGTTATTTCGAACAGTGGTCTGCAAGACAATTTTTTCTTTCGTTCCTCAATGCCAATATTATTCATTTTAGCGACGAATTGCGAAATAGCACTGGGAGGTTGAGTCTTATCACAATCTGGTGCTAAGCAAAACAAGATGCAATTATTGTGCGCGCACGCATTACGCAAACTCCTCACAGGATTTAATACATTCCATTCTGGTAAGGGGAGTGAGTACTTTGTTGCACAATAATCATAGAAGCTAAGCAGCTCACCAAAGCTGAGCAACTCAACGAAGACCCAGATTGGGCAATCAATGGTTTTAATGCGAGTTTGCGTTGAGTTGGGATCACATACATAACAAAGATCGAAATATTTGTCTATTAAGCCTCCTGTGAATATTGTATCGATCTTCGATTCGATACTTTGGATAACTTTGGAATTTTGGCCGAGGTATTCTGTAACTATCGAATAACCATCTTCAAGTGGTTGTTTTTCAAAGACGCTGAGGAGATAAACTTTTAGAGCATGTTCAAGGGCAATCGACATTTTTAGTAATAGACTGCGAAGATGCATATCCAGAGTTGAGAGTTCAGCAAGATATGCAAAATCCAGATCTATATACTTTCCTGCTTGAGGCCCTGATTTGTGTTTTAAATAGTTTTTTCGATACGATGCAGTGCGTAGGTAGTTGTTGGTTGTTGATAGATAAATGATAGCTTGACTTTTGTCCATATTGGAGAAAGTAACACCCTTCTCGTCATGGAGCATACTCACAAGTTCTTCTGCGGTCATCTTCGGTTTATCAACAGAGTTATTAATCAGAATCACCACCTAGCTTTTTTATTCTATCACCATCAATGCCAGTTGCAAAGATCTCTATTAGAAAATTGACAAATTAATGAGGGAATATGAGTTTTGTCAGCAATCTTTTCCACCTCCGCGACAAGCCGAAAGACTCCCTAAACAGCAACCGCTACAGCTTCTTTTTCGGTGGAACGTCAAGCGGGAAACCGGTCAACGAAACGACCGCTATGCAGATGACGGCGGTGTATTCTTGCGTGAGAATTCTGTCCGAAACCGTCGCGGGCCTTCCGCTAAATGTCTACCGATACAACGACAGCGGCGGGAAAGAGAAGGCGTTTAAGCATCCGCTCTATCGGTTGCTGCACGATGAGCCAAATCCCGAGATGACGAGCTTCGCGTTTCGGGAAACGCTCATGAGCCACCTGCTCTTGTGGGGTAACGCCTACGCGCAAATCATCCGAAACGCTAGAGGCGAGGTAGTCGCACTCTACCCACTCATGCCGAACAAAATGACAGTCGACCGTGATCAGAACGGCCGGCTTTTTTATTTGTATCAGCGCGGGTCGGAAGATCCCAATACACTCGGTTCGGATAGCAGAGTTTACCTTTCGCCGACGGACGTGCTCCATATCCCCGGACTCGGGTTCGATGGCCTGATCGGTTACAGCCCGATCGCCATGGCAAAGAATGCAATCGGATTGGCGATCGCAACAGAGGAGTACGGCGCAAAGTTCTTTGCCAACGGCGCGGCTCCGGCAGGCGTGCTAGAGCATCCTGGCACGATCAAGGACCCGATAAGGGTCAAGGAAAGCTGGAACGCGGCGTATAAGGGCAGTGCGAACGCGCATAAGATAGCAGTTCTCGAAGAGGGCATGAAGTATACGGCGATCGGGATCGCGCCGGAGCAAGCACAGTTCCTGGAAACGCGCAAATTTCAGATCAACGAGATCGCGCGCATCTTCCGCGTGCCACCGCATATGTTGGCGGACTTGGAGAAATCGTCGTTCAGCAATATCGAGCAGCAGTCACTTGAATATGTGAAGTACACCCTTGATCCCTGGGTTGTGCGCTGGGAACAGAGCATGTGTCGCGCGCTGTTTAGCGAAAGCGAAAAACCGACGTACTTCATTCGGTNNATTCGGTTCAATGTCGACGGTCTTCTCCGCGGAGATTATGCCTCCCGTATGAGCGGGTACGCCACTGCGCGCCAGAATGGCTGGATGAGTACCAACGATATCCGCGAGCTGGAAAACCTCGATCGCATCGCGCCCGAGCTCGGCGGGGATTTGTATTTGATCAATGGCGCAATGACAAAACTTTCAGATGCAGGTTTGTTTGCAAACAGAATTACAACTTCAAAGGAGGATTCCACTTGAAAAAAGCCTTTTGGAACTGGGTGCGAAATGAAGATGGCATCCGCATCTTAACCATCGACGGCGTAATTGCTGAAGAGAGCTGGTTTGACGACGATGTTACGCCGAAACTATTTCGGGAGCAGCTGAACGCTGGTCAAGCGGATATCGTGATCTACATCAACAGCCCAGGCGGCGACTGCGTCGCTGCGAGCCAAATCTACACCATGCTCATGGAGTACAAAGGCCGGGTCACCGTCAAGATCGACGGCATCGCGGCAAGCGCCGCTTCGGTCATCGCCATGGCAGGCACCGAAGTGCTCATGGCGCCGACGAGCTTACTCATGATTCACAACCCGCTGACGGTGGCCATCGGCGACACGGAGGAAATGCAGAAGGCAATCGCTATGCTGGACGAGGTCAAGGAGAGCATCATCACAGCATATGAGCTGAAAACCGGAATGTCGCGCCTGAAGATCTCAAATCTAATGGATGCAGAAACGTGGATGAACGCACAAAAGGCGATTGAACTCGGGTTCGCAGACGGCATCCTGACGCGCGAATCGGGTGAACCAAGCGGTATCCCGGTCAACAGCTACCAATTCAGCCGTAGGGTGGTGACAAACTCGCTCTTGAGCAAGATCCCGAAAACAGAACACAAGCATCCTTCCGAGCCGCTGTATCAGCGGCTCAATCTTTTGAAGAAATAGAGGAGAGAAATTCATGAATCAGATTCAAGAACTCCGCGAAAAGCGTGCAAAAGCGTGGGACGCGGCTAAAGCATTTCTCGATACCAAACGCGGTACGGACGGTCTTCTCGCCGCCGAGGACGTAGCGACTTACGAAAAGATGGAAGCCGATGTCGTCAACCTCGGCAAGGAGATCGATCGGCTGGAGCGTCAGGCTGTGCTGGATGCGGAACTCAACAAACCCACCGCCGACCCCCTGACCAGTAAACCGGCGCAGGCAACATCTGACCAGAAAACTGGTCGTGCGTCCGACGCTTACAAAAAGGCGTTCTGGAACGCGATTCGTTCCAAGAACCCGAGACCCGAGATCCTGAACTCCCTGTTGGAAGGTACCGACAGCGAGGGGGGCTATCTCGTCCCGGACGAGTTCGAGCGTACGCTGGTGCAGAAGCTGACGTCCGCGAATGTGCTGAGACCGCTCTGCCATGTGATCCAGACCAGTTATGGCGATCGGAAGATCCCCGTGGTCGCTTCGAAGGGTACCGCCGACTGGGTCGACGAAGAGGGCACCTATCCACTCTCGGATGATACGTTCTCGCAGGTTGTGCTCGGTGCCTACAAGGTCGCGACCATGATCAAGGTATCGGAGGAACTTCTCTCCGACAGCATCTTCAATATCGAAGGGTATGTTTCGGATCAGTTCGGCAAGCGCATCGGCGACAAGGAAGAGGACGCGTTCCTCACTGGCAACGGTGTGAGCAAGCCCATCGGGATTCTGCACACGACCGGCGGCGCGGAGATCGGCGTCACCACGGCGGNNGGCGCATCGGCAATTACGGGCGATGAGTTGATCGATCTCGTGTACTCGCTCCGCGCGCCTTATCGAAAGAGCGCCGTGTTCGTGCTCAACGACACGACCGTCAAGCTCCTGCGCAAGCTGAAGGACGGCGATGGCCAGTACCTCTGGCGTCCGGGCATTACGGAAAACGCACCGGATACGATTCTTGGACATCGCATCGTGACCAGCGAGTTCATGCCGGGAGTTAGCGCGGGGAACAAGTCCATCGCGTTTGGCGATTTCTCCTATTACTGGATCGCCGACCGTCAGGGCCGTACCTTCAAGCGTCTAAACGAGCTGTATGCGACCACCGGTCAGGTCGGTTTCCTTGCGTCGCAGCGACTTGACGGCAAGCTGATTCTGCCCGAAGCGATCAAAGTCCTACAGCAGAAGGCGTAACGGAGGGCATACATGGAAATCATTGATACCCCGGCGGGCGACGTGACTCGCAACTGTAAGAACTATCTCACCGACGGCGGTGATCGGCTGGTGATTGGCGGAACTCTGGAGGTTCTGGATACCGCCAACGTCTCTGGTTTGCAATCGGGATTCGCGACCGAGCAGACGGCTGGCAGCGTGTTTCAGGCACCAAATCAAGCTTCGAGTAATGCCTCGACCATCGCCGATTTGAAGAGTGACCTCAACGCGTTGCTGCAAAGGCTCAAGAACGCGGGTATCATGGCGGCGGACGAAGCGGGCGCTTCTTAATATAAGATGGCGACGCTTCTGAGTAAGGTCAAGGCAAACCTGATCCTGACGCATGAAGCCGATGATGAACTCCTCCAGCGTCTGATCGATGCCGCCGTCGCATATGCGGAGAGCTACCAGCATCTGACAGCCGGGACTTACGAAGCAGCTGCTATGCCGCCGACAACTGAGGCGGCAGTGATCATGCTGGCATCCCATCTTTACGAAGGCCGGGATGGCAGCACGGGCGGGTTCTTTGCTGACAATGTACAGGCGGGTCAGCAGACATGGGCTGTTGTAAACACACTTTTGCGCTTAGATCGGGATTGGAAGGTGGGTTAGTGAGCTATGGCAAAATGAACACGCATGTTTCCGTTGCGGAAGTGGTAGTTACCAAAGACGCTGAAGGGTTCGCAGTTAAATCGGACAGCATTCTCGCATCCATCCATGCCTATCGGGAAGGGAGGCACGGTTCTCAGAAATGGGTCAACCGTGCCTCCTTTTCGGAGGCAACGGATTCGTTCCAATTTCGTGTCATCCCGGGGCTATCCGTAACCACAGCACATATGATTCTTTGCGGCGATGATCGCTTTGAAATCACATCCGTCGAGGATGTGAAGGGCAGAGGTATGTATCTCGAAGTTCTGGCGAAAAGGGTGATAGCGGATGGGTAAGGTGAAGATTCAGATGCCTGACGATTTCCTCAATCAGATTGCCGATATGGGTAACGCGCTCGACGCGGCGATTCCCAAAGCACTCGCGGCGGGTGGTAAGGTCGTAATGGAGAAGATGAAATCGAACCTGCAAGCGGCCATCGGTCGAGGTACGAAATCTAAATCCCGTTCTACTGGCAAGCTTGCCGCGTCGCTCGGCGTGTCACCCGCGAAGCTGGATCGCGACGGAAATTTCGATGTTAAAGTGGGCTTTTCGGAGGGACGCGGCGACGTCAGTAACGCCATGCTCGCCAATCTTCTGGAGTACGGAAAGCATGGTCAACCGCCGAAACCGTTTCTGAAGCAGACCAAATCCGCGAGCCGGAAACCGTGCATTGAGCAGATGCAGCGCGTTATGAAAGAGGAGCTGAAGCTGCCATGAGCATGCTAAAAGAACTGAATGCGATCGTCGAGAGCGCCGGACTTCCTGTGGAGACAGGCGTTTTCTCAACGCCAGCACCGATAGAGTACGTCGTAATCACACCGATTTCGGAGCATTTCTCGCTGTTTTCCGACGATGCGCCGGGCATGAACATTGAGGAAGCACGGTTGTCGCTCTTCTCAAAAGGCAACTATGGAGCCGCAAAGGATCTGCTTGTGCGGATGCTCCTATCGGCGGGCTTTCTGATGACGGAGCGGCGGTATGTCGGATATGAAGAGGAGACAAAGTATCACCATTACTCAGTTGACGTAGCTCGCGAAAAAGAACTAGAGGAGGTATAGTGTATGCCATCAATCGGTTTTGACCGGTTATATTATGCGACAATCACCGAAGATGCCAATGGTGATGAAACATACGGGACGCCTTTGCCGCTGGGGAAGGGTATGACAGCGGATATTGAGATAGAGATCAACGAAGCGAAGCTGTACGCCGACGACGGGACGGTCGCGGTCGTAAAAGAATTCAAGGACGGGAAAATCACGCTCGGTGTTGATGATATTGGCGCATCTGTTGCTAGCGATCTCACTGGCGCACAGATTGACGACAATAAGGTATTGATCTCGCAGAGCGAAAACGGCGGACAACCCGTAGCAGTCGGGTTCCGAGCCAAGCTGAGCACGGGAAAGTATCGTTATTATTGGGTTTATCGCGTGATCTTCGGCGTTCCGTCAACGAAATTACAGACGAAGGGCGAGAATATCACCTTCTCGACGCCGACGATCGAGGGAACGATTATGCGCCGTAATAAGCTTGATGGTCAGGGAAAGCATCCCTGGAAGTGTGTAGTGGACGAAGGCGCGCTAAATGTACCGCCGGCGGTTATCTCCGGTTGGTACACGCAGGTCTACGAGCCGACATTTGCGGCGGTGGGTTAACACATGGGAAACGACAGAGGCGCGATGATCCGAATCGGAAATCGGGAGTATGAAATGCTCCTGACCACCCGCGCGACCAAAGAGATCGCGAAGCGTTATGGTGGATTAGAACATCTGGGCGACAAGCTCATGAAAGCGGAGAATTTCGAGC